CGGCGTCTGACTTCCCGGTGCCATCCTCAACTACGAGCGCCATTCAAGTCTCCTACACGTTCACGATATGCCTTTCGGCTTCTGCTTTCGTCAGCGGGCCAGCGATCTCGTCGCCCGCCGCGTTGATGACATACCACTTGCCGAAACCTCGATGCTCCACCTTGAGGCCACCTGTCGGCGGCACGACTACAGGCTCTTGCACCGGCGGCTCCTTGGCTCGCTTCGCAGGCTCCGCCCGCTCCTTGCGAACCATCGCCCGGTCTTCAGCTTCCGCATCGAGGTCGATCATCCGCGTGTCATACATCTGGCGGAGACGGCGGACCTCGATCCCATTCGTCGGCACCTTGTCGCCGAGGTTGAACATCACACCGCTCATCACGAACGGCTTGACGCACCTGAACGACCCGTGAGCCGAGAACGGCTGTCTGTTGTATCTGTCCATCAGCTTTCTCTCTCTCCCCAACGAAATGAAGGTGAGGGGGGGACTGGCTGGGGGAGGAGCCACCCTCGCCCCCCCTCAATCGCGCCCGGATTAGGCGACGATGCCGCTCCAGAAGGCACCAAGGTCGGCAGACACCAGCTTCAGGTCGAAGCTCATGTCGATCTCGACGCGGTCCGCATTCAGCGCTTCCATACGGAAGGAGCGGATGCGGTTGCCTTCTGCACCGGAACCCAGCAAGCCGGTCCACGAGAACGTGTAGCCAGCGGTCGGGGTCATCAGGCCGGGAGACGAGGTCGCGTAGGTCAGCAGGCAGTTCTTGCCTCCGATGAAGGAGTGAGAAGCAGTCTGGCCTTCCTTGGCGGTGTTCTCCACAGCGTTCATGACCATCACTTCATCGACGCCGAACAGCTTCGCCAGCACATCGGCACCGGCCATTGCGGGCGCACCCGCAGTCTGGCCGTATTTGATGCGGTCGATGATGTCAGGGTGGTCGAGCAAAGCGTCGAACACGGCACGGCCAACCACGAGCTTGTTCGGCTCATAGCCGGTGGACTGCGCGATGGTGCGCTTGCCAAGACGCACGTCCTCGATGGGTGTCGAGTTCGCGTCGTTCCATTGCAGCTTTTGACTGCCAGTTGGGCTGGACGCAACGCCGGTGTATTCGTTGGACCAGATGCTGGAGCCAAAGTAGTTCGCCACCCACATCTTTTCGCGCTTGATCAGCGCCTTGTGGGTCACAAACGCCGTCGCTTCACGGTCCGGGTTCAGCGCTGCATCAGCGTTGGCGCGGACTTCGTCGGGGATATCCTTGTGGAAGGAAAACCGATTCGCGAAGTAGGTCGGGGTGTTGTCGAGGGTGTAGCCACCGCCAGCGGACTCAGTAGCGGGCGCACGCTCCTGCATCTCGTCGCGGTTGAAGTCGCCGCGAGCATAGACGTAGTAACGGTCGGACTGCTTAGAGACCGGAATGTTGGGGAACACACGGGTCGCTACGAAGTTCGAGGCGTTCTGGAGGAACGCAATCGAGATGTTCGTGAGCGGGGTATTGACGTGAACGTCGCCGGGGGTCGGATTCATGAGGAATCTCCTTTCTCAGTTATCCGTTACGCCAAGGCGACGAACGGGAAGGGGTTGATCAGGACAGGGAAGATGTCGCCAGACGCGGCCCCGGTGATGGCAACGCCGACAACGGCATCACCAGCGGTGGAAGCTGCGATCAAAGCGCCATTGGCGTCGGAGGTCACGCGAGCGCCTGCGGCAATGGTGCCGCCTGCGAGCGCCTTGCTCACACCGCCGTAGCCCACGGTGGCGGGCTGGCCGCTGCCGGGGTTGTTCTGGAGGATGCCAATGCCGAGGTCATCGGCGTCAGACATCGCTGCCTTCCCGTTGCTGTCGATCTTGACCACGCGATATTGCTTGGCCGACAAGTCGGCGGCAGCAACCAGCGTGATCGACTGGACTTGGTTTTCGTAAGCCATTTGATTTCTCCTTGAGGCTGGTTGTTAAGCGCGGCGCTTGTTGATGTATTCGGCGTAGACAGCCGGGTTCTCATCGACGGCCTTCGCATAAGCCTGCTCAAAGGTCATGCCCTTGTTGGCTTTGTGAATTTCTTCGGCCTTCGCCTTCAGAACCTGTTCCGGCTCGCCATCGGCGGCTGCGGTGGTGCCGACGGACTTGAAGAGAGCGGACTTCTTCTCGACCTCAACCAGAGACTTCAGCATCGACTCGATGGTCTTTGCATCGTCTTCGGTGGTCGCGCCCTTGCCGACGCGCAGCAAGAGGGGGCCGACTTCTTCAGGCTTGCCGACACCGATTTCGCGGGCCTTGGCAATAGCCTCCTTGAGGTCAGCTTCATCGCGCATCTTCGCGATCTGGGTTTCTGCCTCTTCCAGCCGCTTGCGGATGGGTTCGGGCAGAGACTTCATCACGTCGTCTTCTGCGGGGGTGGCAGACTTTTTCATGTCTGCGATCTCGGCGTCTTTCGCTTTGATCACTTCGTTGGCATCAGCGAGGGCGCTTTCTGCATCGACGGTCCGCTTTTCAAGCTGGCCCATCTTTGCCTCAGCATCCTCAAGCGCCTTCGAAAGGGTTTCGAGGTCCATTTGTAGCTCCTTGAGTTGTTCGCCCGAGGCACCGTCGGGCGCGGCTTGACCGTGATGGTCGTTGGCTTTCGTCATGCGCGACCCAGCCTTGTCGGCCATACACGCGCCTTTCGCTTTACAGAGGTCAGGTGTTTTGCAGCTTTCGCAGGGCATGAAGTCGCCTGCTTTTGCTTTGAAAATGACGACGCGAGCCTCGCCGTTTGCGGGGTCGTCTACGATACTGATCTCGTCAATGGTGAGATCGCTCAGTTGTGTCGTCATCTCTCAATCTCCAACGGCTTTTCGACGGCCCTTGCCGCCGATGCTGAAGGCTCGGTAAATACCTTTCCGAATACCTTCTTGGACTGCCGGGTCGTTGATCTTCATCACGATCCACCAGCCACGCTTGCCGTCGGTGATCCCGAGTGCTTCCGCGAAGTCGTCATCGACGATCACGCTTTCGACAACCTCTCCGACGGGATTGCCTGCGTGCATTGCCTTCGCGACCCGAGCGTCGCAGACGAATTGATGTGCTGCTTTTCTCAATTCGTCAATGGGAATGATATCCCCCTGATAGTCTTCGACCACCTCTCCGTTCACTTTTACGACGGAAGCCCAGCCCCCGACCACCTGTCCGGTGACGCTTGCTTTGGCAAAGTTGATGGCGACTGAGTAGTCCATTGAGTTCTCCTTGGTTGGCGTTTCACGAGAAACAAAAGCGCATAGCGCTACGGTTCAGCGGCGTGGTGGCACGCGCCGAACAGCAGCGACTTTCGCGGTTGGTGTTGGATTCGGCTCTCTATGAGCCGAGTCGGAGACAGTCGCTATCACGCCCGTGACAGGGGCGGCGACCGTTCTCAGATTGTCAGAACGCGTTACGCGGTCAGACCATAGATGTTGATGTCGCCGTCTTCCTCTGGGTTGTTGCCACTCGGCAATCCCAGAAGCGCACGGACAAGCTGCTCCGTGAGGGCATCAAGCTCCCACCCCCACTCATCGACAGGCTTGCCGTCGTTGGCCTTGGTGGTGGCGATCACGTCTTGCGTGTAGCGCATGAAGGCGTCACGCACGGCGAATCTATCCTCATCGTCAGATGGGAAGTAGTGGATGCGGATGAACATCCCAAGCTGGTCCGGGGTGTTCCACGGCCCGCGTCTCCAGCCTGCGTATTCCGTCTCTCCCGGCTGATAGCCGAGGAAAAGGTTGTTCAGGCGGCGGCACTCTGTTTCGAGCCACTTCATGAACGCGTCGGTGTCAGGCTCCGCGAACTTGCGCAGCACCTCGGAGCCGAACGAGCGCACGACGCCGTCAACGTCCTGCACCGTGTTGAGCCACGGCGGGTCATTGTTGTCGGTCGGCCCGATCACGCCACTCGCGTCGGCGTGAAGGGCTTCCATCGCCTTAGCGGGGTTCACCATTCTGATCTCCTTCAGTAAGATATTATCACTTGGCTGATATTGGTCAAGGATGCGGCAGAGCAATCAGGTCAACGATTGTCTTTTTGCCCCAGCTTTTGCCTGTCGAGTCTTTGAAGTTGTCGTGCGTCTCCACCTTCAGGACCATGTAGCGGACATTGTTCTGGATCACGATTTCCCGCTCGTTGTGCTGCGAGATTGCCGCCGCAGCTATCGCCTTAACGCCTTTTCCAGACCTAACCCTGAGCCATGTGCCATGATGATGAAAAGCCGGATATGCCCCATAGCTGGCAGACTGGAACGAGCCGTCTTGGATGACGCCGCCCTCGACCGCTTTATACGTCGAAGCCCCAACGCCGATCCCGCGCCACAAAATAGAGCCTTCAGGCAAGTCAACCGCCGCCTTTTGAAATGCTTTGATTAGAGGCTGCGTGTCTTTGAACGACGAGCTTTCTGTGCTTCCAGTCCTGAGCGCTTGGTTCCACGCTGTATAAGCGTTGTTTGTGTATGCCTTGAGAGCGCTTTTCTCCGCTGGGGTCATCTTGTCGAAGTTCTGAACGCTATCAGACTTCCAAGAGTCGTATGCCTTCATCCCCGGCTTCATTTCGTAGAAGCCTTGCTGCGGGACAGGGACAGAAGACACCGCGTCCTTGCTGAGGACCAGATAGTCTGCGGCTTTCTCGGCGTGTGCCTTGAAGCTCGCGTAATCGACGGTCTGGTGGGCCTTTGATACTGCCGCAGCGATGTCGCTGTATGCGCCGCTGAAAGAGCCGCTCTGCTTTGACTTGAAGGTCGGCTTTGTCTGCGCTTCGAGTTCGGACTTGATCTGGGTGAAGTATTCCTTGACCTCCGCTGCCGGATGGTCCTTGACGAGGATCATCTTGCCCGTCGGCGCTCCGGTCTCCTTGTCGATCACCGGGACTTGCAGCTTGTCGAGGGCGGCAGCGCTCTTGTCCTTCAGCGCGGAGTCGAGGATCGCCTTGCCAGCAGCGTTGTTGGCATTGTTGATATGCTCCTTGGACGACTTCCACTTGCCGTTCGGGCCTTGGCTCCCGTTGCTGAAGAAGTCCGGCGGCTGCGCGATGGACGAGGGATCGAATCCTTTGGCAGGCACCTCGACCTTCGCCCACTTCACGCCGAACGACTCGCCCTGTTCGACGATCTTCTCGCCAGCCCTGAGCTTGACCCACCCAGCATCCCCAGCAGCGGAAGCGGGCGCGGCGACGGGCTTCGCGGTGGCACCGGCTTGCACACCGGCTGGCGCGGCTGGCGTGATGCCTGCCGCTTGTAGAGCCGGATGCGTGTTTGCCTTCTGGCCCGCGACCACCTTCTGATCCGAGCCGAGCGCCGCGAGCGCATCGTTGGCGAACTTGGCCTGCTTCTGCCCGTAGTGGTTCGACGCGTAGTTCTGCGCCAGCAGCGCCTTCACATCGCCTTTGGCTGCGTGCAGCGCGAGCGCATCGAGCTTGGAGTTGTGGGTGACCGTGTCTTTGAGCGTAGCGGCAGACTTCCCCGGAGCGTTCGGGTCCATCTTGTATTTCTCATTGCTGGGCATCGCCGCCTTGGTGCCGATTGCGTCGCCAGTTTTCGGGACATCCTTGACCGGCTCCAGCACCTGAGCCGCACCCGCTGCCGCCTTACTCTTGAGGTCGGCCAGCATTGAGTCATACATGGCGTGCATCTCTTTGCCGTTGTATGAGTTGACCTTGGTCTTGTCCTTCATCTCCTGAAGAGCGGTGATGTTGCCGT